ATGACGGATTATCAGCCATACAGGAAAGGAACTGTGCTTGCCCCAACTGGGCCATGCAATCATCTTCATGTGATTTGTAATGATCCTGTTTATTACCCCGTTAACGATTGTTATTGTGTTTTAGTTGTTAATATTTCTAGTATCAAGGATGGTGTCCCCCACGATCCGTCTTGCGTCTTGAATTCTGGTGATCATCGCTTTATCAAGCATCCAAGTTATGTTGTTTACGCTGAAGCTATAATTTGGCGAGTGGATAACATGGTTAGAAAGCAGCGATCGGGTGAGATTTCTGTTCATGATGATATGCCAGAAGCTACATTCAATAGAATTCTGGACGGTTTTGATATCTCTGATGAAGTTACGCCAAAGAACCTTAAATTTAAAAATAAATATTGCGTATCATCTATTGATGATGAGTAAACAACAGGAATTGTTTCGGTATAACTTCAGGAGTTTTCTATGGAAGATCAAAAAGCAACCAAGCCACAGGTTAAGTTCGACACAATGAAAGCATTCGCAGGTATGGGTGCTGCTGTTGAAGTTCTGATGAAGGCTGCTCCTAATGCGTTCACTCACGCTACTGTCTCTGGTAAAGAGCAGCAGGGTAAGCTTCGTCGTCGCAAAGCAGCATGATCATAGCTGGTGCTTTTTGAAAACCCGCCTTTAGGCGGGTTTTTTATTTAGTGATGTTCTTTGCCCTTCTGTTTGCTTGTTCTGACCTGTTCCCACTCGATACGTCCTTCTTCTCGTCTTTTGTCTATGTATTCCGCAAGATCCTGAATATTGATGCAACGTTTTGCTTTTTGTGATGTGCCGATGCGATATGTTGGAACGGGCAACTTACAAGCGTTTGCTTTTGCTTCTGCCGTGGCTGGACTCATGCCAAAGTACTTTTGGCTAACTGCTGAGAGTTCAATGTTAGGGGTATTGAATTCAGCCATCAGTAAAAACAAGGTGTTCATAATTTTCTCCATCAAAACCGGCTGCACCCGGGAAAATCATAATTCTGTGCTGGTGGCAGGAATTAATTTCTGCCAGATAGCGGAAACATATTTTGCCTGATGACGGGCATCAGCCAGGGCGTTGTGCCGTTCGCCATCGAAAGGCATGTCCATTTTGGGGTCGAATCCGATGGAACGCCCAAGCGTAACGATCGTGCGTACATCGTGGTCATTCCAGTATGCCCACGGGCAGATTTGTCCTGCTCGCTCATAAGCTCCACGTAAAATTACGTTGTCGAAGGTGGCTCCGTTACCCCAGACTTTTAAATATTTCGTATTGTCTGCGTGCCGGTTAATGAAATGATTTAGTTCTGAGAGAGCATCGCTGATCGACAAAGTATCATCAATACAGATTGCAGCTCGTGCTTCAGGGCTTTGTTTCAACCACCACAGGATGGTATCGCCGTCAGGTGTAGCTCCTTGCCCCATAGCACTTTCCAGGCTAACAACCGTATAGAATTCTTGTCCGATGTCTCCGGTTTCTGGAGTGAAGAACACCGCGCCAATGGAAACGATCGGTGCATCCTTATTTTTCTCCATCGTCTCAAGGTCGATCATTAAGTTGTTCATCACTTCACCTCTTGTGATGGTTTTGCTGCAAAATACTCGATACCTTTATCCCAGATAGATTTTATGGTCGACCACGTGACTGGCACTTTAATTTCAATACGTCCGCTCCCGTCACAGGTATCGCAATCATCATCGCCAAAGCATTCCAGGCAGCTTATAAACGTAGTTTCTGAAAATTCACCGGATAGCGCCCCCTTAGCGCCGTTCTCGGCTGTTAGTCTCTTCGGCACCATAACCCAACCATCCGGAGTTACCGGAGAGTTGCCAGACAGTGCGTTCTGCAATCGTTCCAGCTTAACGTATTCCTGAACCCTGTTTCCGTCGCACGCCTGAAGCCATTGCACAGCCTTTTGCGCATCAGTGTGAAAGGCACAAGTGCGACCGTCATCAAATTGCATTTCGTAGAGGTCAGCAACCTGTTTAAACTGCGTTTGTGGCAACTTGTAAGCCTGGCTTGCAGGTACGGCACCATAGAGCATGGCAGCGCGGCAGGCGTTCCAGCCTTCATCAAAACCGACTATGCCATTATTTAAAGACGGACGAGCATCTGGCACCACCGGCACTGGCTTGGCTATATATAGCGGCTGAACATACCAGCCCTTTGATAACCAACTGTCAGCAATGTTTTTACTCCTGGTTATTGCCGGAATACCTAAGCCATTGTCTGAATGCAGCCATGCCACCGGATCCTCTTCCAGCGATGCCAGAGCAATTTCATAAGCACGGCGCTCAACATTGTCTCGCACGTCCATGCTGCTGATTCGTTCTTTGATTTCTTTAATCAGTTCTTTATCGGTAAATGTGGTCATTATGCTCCAGCCTCCGGTGCTTTTGGCATTACTGCCCAGTGAGTGATGTTGACGTTTTCAATGTCCCCGACCTGAAATGTCCACTGCCATTCTCCGGTTTCTTTTTGCCCCCATGTATACCAGAGAGAACGCCAGCCAATCAGCCAGCCTTCTCCATTAGCATCAAATAACAGAACACTTTCATTCGCTGGCGGCAGTTCAGCTGACACTGGTATTACTTTGTTTTCCAGTGCTGCACATTTAGCTTCAAGCGCATCAAATTTACGCACCAGGTATTCAGCATCCGTTTCATTCACTTTCAGATCTCGCGGTACACATTTCCCGCGAAGAAATCCTTCCATTTCGAAAACATTCATGCGCATTTGCGTAACTCCGATAATTCGTTAAAGCGTTCCATAAACATCCCGTAGGCATGGCCTGGAGCCAGTGGAATCACGTTGAACATCTCTGTTGCCGGGCTACCTTCCAGTACAGGCCAGAAAGAGCCATCATCAAGCCCGAGATCGCGGCGTTCGGTTGCCAGCATGATGAGATCGGCATATTTCACGGGCGTACTCATAACCGGTGGTAACCCGTATTTCTCACGGATTACGGCGTCTATTTTTTCTTCCATCCGTTTATAGTCAGGAAGAAGGCGTTTCAGTGGTGCGGGAATGTCCTGGCAATACGCTTCTGTTGCATCATGCATTAACGCTTCAAAAGCAAATTCCTGCGGCACCAGCTGGCTGCAAAGAACCGCATGTTGGGCGACGCTGTAGAAGTGCGAAAGATGACCGGCAAAGCGACAGATATTTGAAAGGGAAACCGCGATATCGTTAATATCGATGTCGTCTTTATTTATCCTGTCATAATAAAAATGCTTCCCAGAAAAAGTTTTGATAAATGACATTTTGTTCTCCACGTATATGCGCTGCACCGCGCTGAATTCTGGTAAAAAGAATCCATCACCATCCGGCGATTATTGAGTAAATTACGTTTCCATAAATGCCCCCGCAGGGGCATTTGCAGTAATGAAATCAGGCGGTGAAAGTACCAATAAAGGTTTCTACTTTGCTGTCTTTGAATTTCTCAACAAGCAGATCACGAAATTCGTTAGCCATTTCTTCCTGCACCGCTTCCAGCTGAATAATGCGCAGAACCAGTACAGGACGATCGCCAGTGATAATGCTGAGGCGTAATTTAAACGGACGTTCTTTCAGACCTTCAAACGGAACGCATTTAAATTCAAATGCCACTGGCATAATGTCTTTGGTCTTCGCTTCGACAGACTCCATCAGGGAGCGTTTGCCGCTGAAGTCATTATCTTCAAAATCAGCGGTCTGGTTCGCTTCAATTGTGATTTTACGGATCGCCGCAGCCGCTTTGGTTGCCTGAATGGCGTCACCATTAGCATCAAAGCCCACAAGGTAGTCGGCCCAGTCTTCAATCCATTCTGCCAGTGACTTCTGGGAGTTACGCTCGCCATTAACAGACAACAGAGCAGAGAACGGTGCTGTCTTTTTCAGTTTGAGAGTGGCGGTGTTATCTGCGTGACCTGGTTCATCAATAGTACCCAGGTTAAGCACACTGACGGCTCGCATATTATCGGCATCGATAAAGCAGCGGGTGCCTTCATCTGCAAGATCTTTAGAATAACGGGTAAAGTCATCGATGCTGGCAGTGGAAAGCGCACCACGGAAACGGAAGCGATTTAAATTAAATTTTTCCAGATCATGAATGCGGAAATTCTCAGGCAATGCCACAGCATCGGCACCAATCTTACTGATAATTTCATTAACACCCTGAGCAGAAATAAGAGCATGGATTTGATTAATTGCGGTTGCGTCTAAGTTCTGAGACATAATAAGTCCTCACTATATAAAGATATTCAGTGATGAGATAAATAATCAGTTAATTAAGAACGATATTAATGACCTGCTGCGCGGAGTTTTCCGTCAGGTTCACCGGCAAGAGTCAGTAATTGTCCCTGGTCTTCCTGCAGAATAGTCAGGCGACCACCGCGATTGACATACATCGGCGTTTCGGTGGTGTCTTCTTCAGAAATTTTCCCGCGGTTAGTCGGGCGAACATATGAGAGTTTGTGTTTGATTTTCACACGGTTCTCATCAAACGGTTCGATTTCCAGGTTGAGTGAGACCTTACCTTTGGTTTTCGTGTTCATCACACCGGAAGCGACTTCACTGAGAACTGCGCCGATTTTGGTTTCAAATACGCCGCCGTCCAGCTCCCCGATAAATGCCTGCACATCAGTACTGCGTTCGCTAGCCATTTTGCTGCTCCTAATCATATCGACCCTGCAAGGTCGGTTGGTTTCTCCACAAAACAGAGAAGAACACCTGCGGTGGCAGCCGCCCGGGTGGATTGGGTTATGAGCCCGTCGTCCGGTGATGCTCTTCTCTGTTTTGTAAAAAGAGCGGTACCAGCCGGAAGCAAGGGTACAAGCTGGTACCGCCAAGACTACACACAGCATAAAGTTGTGGTGCCGGGTGCCTCCCGGTGCCTGGCGAAGGTTGCACACCTGGCGGGTGGGTATCCACAGAAGGTCGACTGTCAGCCTCAACCTTAACCCGCGTGCGCTGAGCCGCATTCACCACAACGCTAAGGATTCTCTCTGGTTGAAAATACTTAGCTGTTATGTGCCTGTCTTTTCACCACTTCAGGCTCGGTGGTATCCTTTTAAGTCCGTATACATAAAAGGAAAATCAAATGACTTTTGATGAAAAAGAACTTGATAATGCAATTAATAAAATCATCGTAACGTCGCTCTTTTCCTGTCTCAGCGACACTCAGCAGAAACAGTTCTACGAATCGGCTTTCAACATGATCGAGCGTTGTTGTTTCTGCGATGCCGACGAGCTACCTGAAAAAATCAGGAAACAGTTGGCTGATGCTCTTCGAGTGCGACTTTCTGACCAATTTTCTGAAATGTACTCTCCGAATTTGGACAAATAGAAAAAGGCCATTTCCATTCAGGGTCTGATGGAAATACTTCAGCCTGTTCCAAAGCACGGCGTAAAGAGAATACAACTCCAGCCATAATCTGATGTTTCCCATTGGTCCAGCTATCGCCGCTCTGATCTACAGGAGCGGCTATGTCGTATGACCAAACGACTTCACCACTATTGTTTAAAATCTGGACTTTCATTTTGTTCTTTAACCTCCAGATTTCCGCGCATCTAAAGGCGCATTCTCATTTGGTGTGAACTGAATAGTTGTGCTGATATTGATTAATGCCCCGACACACAAGACTACGCACTCAGAGCAGATAGCAACTTCATCTTTTCCGCCTTTGGCGATGATTTTTTTTGCCTGCAGCTCGTTTGCGCCACAAAACGAGCATGTGAAATAACGGTTCATTTGCGCTCTCTTACACATAGTATTTAACGAATCATCCGGTCATTCATACGCCACCGGCGGCTACTTCGTGGGCGTCCTGCCTGTTCGTCGTTTTAACACCTTTAAGTTGTAATTTAATTGTGGTTTTGAATGTTGTCAACAACTTTATGTGGTTTGAACGAGTAGCCAAGGAGTGCAAGGATTATCAAAAAAGGAGGTTGTATGGAAGACGCGCTTTACGCTTTTAATTACACACAGAACCGGGACAAGTTATTTGCTAACTTGATTAGCATCATTGATGGAATCATTGCAGATGGAGTTGTCCGTGAAGAGGAGGTTCTTTACTTAGATACATGGTTACTTGAAGCAAAGCAGATTATCAATAATGGAGTTATAAAAAGTCTATCAGCACGGGTGTCGGATATTCTTGCGGATGGAATAATCACATCAGAAGAACGTGATGACCTTAAAAATAGCCTTCTCCAAATACAGAGGGAAATTCTTGATATCCCTGAAATTGATTTTTACTCCAAGGATGTAGATGTCCATTTACTTAATGGACTATGTAAAGGATTAATTGCTGATCGGAACTTAACTCAAGAAGAAATAAGATATCTTAATTGGTGGCTTGAGCAAAATGGAGCTTTGAAGAACAACTACCCAGGAAAAAAACTTTATGCACTTGTAAAGGAAATTCTTAAAGATGGTGTTATTACTGAAGATGAGAGTTTAACTCTACATAAGGCATTAGTAGACTTCACAGGATGTGACTTGGAAAGTGGGGTGGTGGATGGTTTGGCGACCAGGCTGCCTATTGATGTAGGGGCTTCGATAGAGTTAGAGGGTAAAACCTATTGTCTTACAGGCACTTTTGTTGCAGGAAAGAGAGCCGTAGTTGAAAATTTGATTAAAAATGCTGGTGGGAACATCAGTAGTGGAATTACTCAAAAGTTGGATTTTTTAGTAATTGGGACGCTTTCCTCCCGTGATTGGAAATTCTCAAGTCACGGAAGGAAGATCGAAAAAGCTATATCTTATAGGGATGATAATGGTGCAAAACTTAAAATTATTTCTGAAGAAATGCTTTTCGATGCATTACCAAGTTCGCGATGACCAGAATACCCTACCTATAACATGAATTCTGGCTCGTCTATCTTCAAAGGTGAGTATTTCATCTGGGTACTCATCTTTGTTGAAGCTTCTAAGAATCAAGCCACCGTCAGGTAAGTTGATAAGTATTTTAACCCTTAGCAATACACCATCTCGTATGGCATAAAGATCGCCATCACGAATAGGAACGGTTTGAGAAATATCAACGGCAACAAGATCTCCATTATTGAGAACCGGTAATAAACTGTTCCCCCATATTTTTACGATCTTGGCATTAGATGCACATACGCCAGATTTTCTCAAATCTGCTCTTCTTAACGGAAACCAGTCAATAGCTGATTCAACTATTTCAGCCAGACATCCATTACCTGCCGATAACTCGACATCTAAAACAGGGATGTTTACGAAAATATCGGGGTCTAATGCGGTGCTTTCTGCTTCTTTTACAACAAGATCAGGTATGGATGCGTTGTCTTCAATACCAAGTTGTAACCACTTTTGTGATACACCTAAAACTTTTGCAATTTCTTTAATTTTGCGCGGTTGTAGAGTTTCGCCATTCTCTATTTTGGCTACAGATTGTTGTGAAAGTCCAATTTTTTCAGCTAGTTGAGCTTGGCTCATGCCAGCTTTCTCTCTACCTATCTTTAATCGTTCTGCCAGTGTTTTCACAACATATCCCTCTCTTTTTTGGTGAGGTTACAACTTTATGTTTTAGCTTTCCAACACCTAAAAGTTGTGATAAAAGTTGTTAATGTTGTATTCTTGCAACTCGTAACAACTTAACTACCTAAAAAGGAGAAAGCTATGACACCTGAGCAATTAGCCTTATCGGAGGCAATCGCTCTGGCTGGTGGTCAATCAGAATTGGCTCGGAAGCTCACAGCCAGCAGCGGTCATTTAGTAAAGCAACAACATGTCTGGAACTGGTTGAACAGAGAAAAGCGTCCCCCTGCAAAGCTCTCGATATTCATTGAAAAGACCACTGGCATATCAAAAGAAAAATTACGTCCAGATATTTTTCAAAAGATTAAAGATTCATCAGATGAAAAGTAACCACAGTTTTAAGGAGATAGCCGTGGGTAAGCATCACTGGAAAGTAGAAAAACAGCCTAAGTGGTATGTGAAAGCTGTCAGAAAAACTATCGCGGCGTTGCCGGGTGGTTACGCTGAAGCGGCTGACTGGCTCGATGTAACAGAAAACGCTTTATTCAACCGCCTTCGTGCAGATGGCGATCAGATTTTCCCGCTGGGATGGGCAATGGTTTTACAGCGTGCTGGTGGCACTCACTTCATTGCTGATGCTGTGGCGCAGTCTGCAAATGGCGTCTTTGTGTCTCTTCCTGACGTCGAGGATGTGGACAACGCCGATATCAACCAACGCCTGCTGGAAGTCATTGAACAGATCGGCAGTTATTCAAAACAGATTCGTTCAGCAATTGAAGACGGTGTAGTGGAACCGCATGAGAAGACAGCAATTAACGATGAGCTGTACCTCTCAATTTCGAAGCTGCAGGAGCATGCAGCACTGGTCTACAAAATCTTTTGCGTTTCAGAAAGTAGTGACGCCCGCGAGTGTGCAGCTCCGGGCGCCGTGGCGTGTCGTGACTGTGGAGAAACTAACGCATGAACAGTTTAACAACACACTACCGTCGCTCGCAACTGATTGCGCTTCCTGTACCGGGTGGAAAAGCGAAGGTGGAGTATTGCTATGCAGTAAATGTACCAGGTGACAGGGAAATTGTAACCCACAGCTTTGCTGAGTGGGCTGTGGGTGATTTCAACCGGCAGAAGGAGACAGTCCTTTGCGACAAGTTAACCGCTGGTTCAAAGATCACTACGGAGTGCCCGTCAGAGTCATTCGTTGGGAGCCGGAAACACAACGAGTTATCTACCTCCGCGAAGGCTATGAGCATGAGTGCTTCAGCCCGCTCGAACAGTTTCGTCGTAAATTCAGGGAAATAGAGGTCGGTCATGAGCACTAAATTAACCGGCTATGTATGGGATGGTTGCGCTGCATCAGGCATGAAGTTATCCAGCGTGGCAATTATGGCCCGCCTGGCTGATTTCAGTAATGACGAAGGTGTGTGCTGGCCATCAATTGAAACCATTGCCCGTCAGATTGGCGCGGGGATGAGTACCGTCAGAACGGCTATCGCACGGCTGGAAGCAGAAGGCTGGTTAACGCGTAAGGCGCGTCGCCAGGGTAACCGCAATGCGTCGAATGTTTATCAGCTTAACGTTGCGAAGCTTCAGGCAGCGGCATTTTCTCAACTGTCAGATTCTGACCCGTCAAAATCTGACGCATCAAAATCTGACCCGTCAAAATTTGATGCGTCGAAATCTGGCAAAAAAGCGGGTTTTCACCCGTCAGAATCTGGCGGGGATCCGTCAGTAAAATCAAAACATGATCCGTCAGATAAAAAACCTTCTCGTCCGGACGCTTCGCAACCGGACACGCAGACGGCTGAACAGGATTTTTTAACTCGCCATCCTGATGCGGTTGTATTCAGCCCTAAAAAGCGCCAGTGGGGGACGCAGGATGATTTGACCTGCGCACAGTGGCTCTGGAAAAAAATCATCGCCCTGTACGAGCAGGCTGCCGAATGTGACGGCGAGGTGGTTCGTCCCAAAGAACCGAACTGGACAGCCTGGGCAAACGAAATTCGCCTGATGTGTGTGCAGGATGGTCGTACTCACAAACAAATCTGCGAGATGTACAGCCGCGTCAGCCGCGATCCGTTCTGGTGCCGTAACGTGCTCAGCCCGTCGAAGCTGCGGGAAAAATGGGATGAGCTTTCCCTGCGCTTATCGCCGTCCGTCAGCACGTACACCGAAAAACGCGAAGACCCGTACTTCAAATCCAGTTACGACAACGTGGACTACAGCCAGATCCCGGCAGGATTCAGGGGGTGATCATGAGTCTTTTGAATGACGTTCAGAAATTCATTGAAGCCCATCCGGGGTGTACTTCCGGAGACATTGCGGATGCTTTTGCAGGTTACTCACGGCAGCGCGTACTGCAGTCAGCAAGCAAGTTACGTCAGAGTGGGCCTGTGGCTCACCGTTGTGAAGGGGATACACGCAGACATTTCCCGCGCCTGACTGAGAGAGCGCGGGAGCCGGAACCACAACCAGTTCGTGAAACCAGACCTGTGCGCAATTTCTATGTCGGCACTAACGATCCCCGGGTGATTTTGTGCCTGACCCGCCAGGCTGAAGAACTGGAGTCAAGAGGCTTATTTCGTCGTGCTGCAACCGTGTGGATGGCGGCATTCCGTGAAAGCCACTCCCAGCCAGAACGAAACAATTTTCTGGCGCATCGTGAGCGGTGCTTACGGAAAAGCAGCAAGCGCGCTGCATCGGGTGAAGAGTGGTATCTGTCAGGGAATTACGTGGGGGCTTAATGAGTAATAAATATTGCCGGGCGCTGGTGGAGCTGCGGAACAAACCAGCCCATGAACTGAAGGAAGTGGGCGATCAGTGGCGCACGCCGGACAACATTTTCTGGGGAATTAACACCCTGTTTGGCCCGTTTGTTCTGGATCTGTTCACTGACGGTGATAACGCCAAATGTGCTGCGTATTACACGGCGGAAGACAACGCGCTGGCGCATGACTGGTCAGAACGTCTTGCGGAGCTTAAAGGGGCTGCCTTTGGTAATCCCCCATACAGCCGCGCCAGTCAGCATGAGGGGCAATACATCACCGGCATGCGTTACATCATGAAACATGCCAGTGCCATGCGTGATAAGGGTGGGCGCTATGTTTTCCTGATCAAAGCTGCCACCAGCGAAGTGTGGTGGCCGGAAGATGCAGACCATATTGCTTTTATTCGCGGGCGTATTGGTTTT